GTTACGCGGAACGGTTGGAGGGGCTCAATCCGTGAGCCACCACAGCATGCGATTAAATGGCATGGCCTCGATCTCGCTGGCCGAGAAGTGAAATTCTCGAGCCAAGAGCTTGGCCGCCGTTTTAATCGTTGTAGGGGTAAGGTTCATCATCTTCGACCAAGCGAAAATAACCGGCCTGTAAGCGGTTGTAGTCCACCACCGTCATACCGGCGATATCTTTGTCCCCTGCTTGGGTCAGGGTCGCGAACAAAATCATTTCGCGCTTTTCGGCATCGCCCCCCGACTGGATGGTGGCCTGCTGCACATCTTTGACGGTAGGCGCACGCAGGCTTACCCGGTTGACTTTAATCTGGTTAATTTCGACCGGCTTACGCAAGGTGATGGTGGCCCCCTCTTCGGTCAGTTCCAGCCAGCTCGGTAGTTTTTTGGTAGCAATAGGTGTCATGTTCTTATTCCTTAGAGGCCGAGAATGCTGCGCACGTCAGCGAGTTGGTCTACGCCGTCAATGACGCGCACAGAGTTGACCGGGTCGATTTCAAACATGACGCGCCCGTCGATTTCGAGCTTGTAATAGGTCACGTCTACCGCGTACTTGAATTCAGCCTTGGCACCGGCTGACCATTCGCCCGGATCGACTTCACGCAGACCGCCGCGCAAGGTGGCCACCACCCCCGTGATCGTGCCCTTTTGGCCCTTGAAGGCACCACGAAACGAAGCGCTGAAGCCGGTTTGGTCGAAAGCACCGAAATACTTCAGTACCTCTTTGCGCACGCCGTTGGTGGTAAAGCTGGCCTCCAGCTTCTCAAGGCCCATGTCCATGCCCACCGGCGCATCCATGCCGCCGCCACGGTATTCCTCGGTTTTTACCGTCAGCTTGGGCAAGCTCAGACTCGGCACGTCGCCTTGAAGGCTCATGCCATCCACGAACATGTTGGTGTTAAACAGGGTTTGCGGAATCATTAAGCGCCTCCTTCGGCTACCAACACTTCTGTCAGCCACTGGTTAGTGACCTCAATTTGGAAAATCGGGTTTTCAGCCGGCGGCACATCGGTAAAACGGATGGTCCAGTAAACCTTGCCCTGCTCGATCTGCGTGGCGGTGGTCTTCTCCAGGTCGGGGTAAACCTCAAAATTGATCACCGCGCCCTGTGCCTTGAGGTCACGCATAAAGGCGTTGATCGTCTCGGTCACGTCTTTGACGTAGGTTTTGGTGATGCCCCGGTCGACGGCCCATTTCATACCGGCTTGGATCGCATCCATGACCATGTCGGTGGTGCGTACACGGGTAACAAAGGCCCACTTGGCATCGCTTGACAGCGTACGGTTGCCCCATAGGCGATACCCGCCGTCGCGAATGATGGTGGTGATATTGGCCCCGTTAAGCAGGTTGGCCCGACACGTCTTGTCGCCGTCCAAGTACTCCACCGGGCGTACCGTGCCGGTGATGCCCGTAATCTCTTTGTTCGAGGGCGAGGCCCAAAAACCAAAGCGTGAATCGGTCTGCGCAAACAGACCGGCAGCGATCGCAGATCCCGGCACGGCCACATCACCGTTAACCGTGGTACTCCACTGTTTGACCGCTGGATCAACCATAAACAGACGCTTAGAGCCGAAGGTGTCGGCGTAGGCAATCGCTGCTTCGTCGGTGGTGTTAGGCCCGTCGATAATCCCGATGGCTTTGAGCTTGCCCGCTAGAACATCCATCGCGCTGGCCACCGCTTCAGTAGCGCTGTGCTTGGGCGCAATGATCAGCCGCGGCTGTAGGTTGAAAAGGCTCTTGCCATCGAGCAGCGCCTGCAACCCGGTTCGCGTGCCATCGACCGACACGCCACCAATGACGGCACTGGTTAACACAGCCGCCTCGGTATCAGCCGGCACCCCCACCGCCACGATGGCGGCGGCCGACTGGTTGAAAATCGCCTTACACGCCCGCGTCAACGCCGAGTCAGCACCGAACGCGGCCACTGCTTCGCTCTCACGGGTCAGTAAGGTCGGCACATTGGACTCTGCCAAGCCCAGTCCGGGGGTGAAGGTGTCGACAATGCCAATAATCGAAGACGAAGGCAGCGCGATAATGCGCGCGCCGGTTTCGATCAGCGACACGGTAATGCCGTGGAAAAAGTCGGTAGAACTCATATTTACCCCTTATATAAACAACAAAACCGCCAATAGGCGGTTGCGGTGAAGCAGTGGATCACTGATTAAATCGGCGTAATGCGGTAGCCCACGGCGATCCAACGAACGCCGAAGTTCTGCGCGGCATTGGCGTACTCCGTGAAGTTGAGAACGAAACCGCCGGTGTTAATCGAATTCTCTGAAATAGAGCTGGTAATGCCTGACGCCGGTGAAGGTGAGTTCGGGTGTTCCATGATCACCGGCACAACGATGAAAGGCGCCGTGTCGAACGCAAACGGATAGTTAAATTGCACGCTCCATTTGCCGCCCGGCATATCACCCAAGTGCCTGTTGCCCCACTGCACTAATAGGCCGGTGTCTTTGTCCCACCAAAAGCCGGACGGGTTATGGTAAAGACTTGACGGGACACCCGCGCCAATCCCGGCCCGAGCTTCTGCGGGCGAACCTCCCCCGGTGCCGCCACGGACCACAGGCAAAATACCGCTCACCAGCTTACTGGTGTCCAGCGCTGCCAAAACTAGGTTGATATCAAGATCGCTTGTTCCATCGAACCTACCCCAGCCCGAAGCGGCGCCGCTGAACGTCAGGGCTCGACCCGTCTGCAACTTGGTGGCAGATCCGGCATTGGCCGAGGTCGGTCGGCTCAAGGTGCCGGTGGTGATCTTGGTAGCGTCCAGCGCCGGAATATCGCCCTGAGTCAACGCTTGGGCACCGACTACCAACCCCTTGGTGTTAACCGTGACTTTAGGGTAGGTGCCCGACTCCATCTTATCGGCGAGCGTTAAAGCAATCGCCACGTTCCCAGTGCCGTCGAACTTTCCTGAGCCCGTTGCGGCACCGTTCAACTCGATCGTGCGCGCGGTCTTCAACTTCACCGCGCTCGCCGCCTCCCCCTTGCTGACTTCCTCACGCACGGTAGAAACCGTCGCCGTCACCAGCGTAGGGTCATCCTGAATCGTGATATTGGCCGTGCTGCTGACAAGAATCTGCAAGCGGATGCCTTGCGTGCGTCCCGTCCCTTGAGCCAGCGTCGGCTTATACGTCGCCGGATAGCTGGCCACGGCCACCAGTGCGCCGCTTGAGTCGTATAACCCGACCTCACGCACCCACCAGCCGCCCACGTCCGGCGGCAAGATCAACTCCGCCACCAACACCGGGCGATCCGCCCGCACCGTCAGGCGGTTCAGTTTCAGGCGTACGTTTTCGTTAATGAGCTTTTTCTGAAGCTTCGACGGGATCGGCGTTACACCGTTACCGTCACCCACGCCCATGTGGGTGATGTTCCAAGGTGTGCCACTTGCAATCGCCTTGGCCTGCTGCGCCGCGCCAACATCCGTCAGCATGGCGATATACAGCGTGTTTTGCTCTGCCATGAATACGCCTAATTGAGTGAGTTACAGCGGCCTATGCCGCTGTAAATGTCTGCCCCGGCTCCTAAGTTTCGATACTGGATGTACAAGCCAAGAGCGCGCAGGATCTCCCCAGCCCAAAAGCCAAAGAACATGCCGTTGTCCGTGCCCATTCGCACCGCAGGCGACCACGAGCCATTCATGGGATGGCCCGGAACAGGCGTCACCACATAGTTGTTTTGCAACTCGGTCACGCAGGCTTCTATCAGTTCATCCAGCCCTGCCACCTGACAGCCCGCCAGTGCGGCTAAACAGGCGCCTGCCAACCACAACCCCGTCATATGGCCGGTGAAGTCGTCAGGATCCGGTTGTGGCACGCCGGTCATGGGAAAGTCGGTAGGCAGCACCCCGCCCGAGTTCTTGGTGAAGGTGATTAACCACTTAAGCCAGTTCTCGGCGTAGGCGATCAACTTGGGCGGCACTGCTTTGCCATTGTTGGCCAGCTCGTACCACGCTCGGCATGCGCCCATCATGGCCCGAGGCTGGTAGCCGCTCCACGCGTTTCCATCGCCCCAGTGGTGAATGGTGAAGGTGTCCGGCGTGCCGTATTTGTAGTTGTCCCAACGGTTCCACACGTAGGCGCTTGCACCGGGGCCAAGCTGGCCGAACTGGGTGAAATACCACTGTTGAGAGTCGTAGAGAAAATCGGTCATGTTGCCTAGGTGCCGGCTGTATTTCTCCGGTTCCAAGGTGTAAATGAACGGGTACTGATAGCCGGGGTATGGCATGCCACGCCATGCACCAATCTGGTCTGTGCCTTCTTCATAAATGTTTGAGAACGGAATCAGGCCCGGTGTATAAGCGAGATTATCGTCTCGGTAATCAACTACCTGACAATCGCCCAAACGCCCGTTAAACCCGGTCGCATCCGTACACCCCAGCGTGATACGAAAGTTCATCGTGTAGCCATCGTCTTGGGTGTAACGAGGCGGAATGTCATTCAAACAGTAATAGGCAAACGTCGCATTCACCGTGCTGCTGTCGTCAAACAAAATGCTGACTTCTTCAACAACCGAGTAAACCGGCGAAGACGGCAAGGGTCTATCGTTCTGATTGGGCTGGTAACTCGATAAGGTCGCATCGTTCTTACTGATGATCTTTGTAACCCACTCACCGTTTGTAGCGGGCAACATCCACCACCATCGCCACTTATCATCATCTTCAAGGCGCAGGTTAAAATCGGCGTCTGCTTTGTAGGTGATTGACTCGATGGGCGCGACGCCGCCCGGCTGTAAATAGTTGCCGATGGAATACCAGCCGTCATCATCTGGAAAGAATGACTCAACTACTTTTGCATTACGCCCATCTATAAGCCCTTCGATATAAACAGACTTAGAAATAATGCTGTCGGCACTGACCACGGCCCTTAGATCGGCCAATACGTACTCAGAACCGTCTTCTCTAGTTGACTGCACAAACTGATTAAGCGGGATGTCTACCGTCTTCATCGTGTCGTCTGCACTGTCAGGCAGTGCCGCCGTCCAAATCAAACCGCCCTCTTCTTGCTTGTCCATGCTGACGATCAATCTAGGTATGGCTGTGACCGCGCCGCCCTCATGGCCAACACCGCTATAAGTCACCCTGATAGAACTCTTTTGCCCGACACGAAACCAGACGGCCTGTTGCTCTAATGACAGGTCGACAGCCTCTTGCGCGTAAATGGCAATGTACCCGTCTTGATCACGGCCATAGGTAATGGGCACATCTGACGGATAGGTAAAGTCATATGAAATACCGTCTGTAAACGGCGTATGGGCTGCGGTGTCTTGGCGAAAGAACTTATCAGCGGAGTCAATGTTGGTGTATTCAACAGCCGTGAATAAACAACTATCCATCGCTTTCTTATAGCGCTCATGCCCCGTAATACGCCACAGCATGTAGCAGGCATCCATAAACCATTCTTCACCGTCCGCCGCGTTACCTCTTTGGTTAGCGCCGCCTAGAAGTGGCGTATGAATGGGCCTGTTATGCCAGACCTCATTGCGCTCAAACATATAGCCGCCATGTTCAAGCGGCAGCCTTACGGCATAGTTGACAAAATAGACGCCGTTAATCGTGTTGTCGGCTAACTGAACTTTGCCAACGTCAGCGGCCGGAATGTCGGTTTCAATAATGTCTCCATTCCAGAGCTGGTCATTTGGCCCTCGACCAATACCAATTTTGTTACCGGTCCAGACGTTAATCCAAGAGGCTGGGTATTCCTTTCCCTTTTTATTCCAATCGACGTCATACACGCCTTTGCCCAAGTAGGTATCCCAATCTACCCACGCCAGAGAACTCCACGGGGCTAAAGGCATTGTGGAAGTTCGGTGAACGAGTACCTGCTCCCAATCAACATCATTGTTAATGACCTGAACACTGCCGTTGATTGAATCCCACGTCATGTGACCACGATGGGCCATTGTCAGAACATCGAGGTATTCCCCCCAAAAAGGCGAGCCGTGTGGAATCTGCGCCTGACCATCCACAAAGCGCAACGGCACGCACTTGTAACCGCCTTGAGTGGGGGCTGTGGTGTTAATGGGCCAGTTGGCCAAACAAGGCTCTTTGGCGTTAATGATCCAATTGGAGATCCAGCGCGACGCCATGTCAGGGATAGGCTGACCCGCGTAGAAGTAATCCACGTAGGCTTCCCGATGCCACACCGCCGCCTCCAAATAGGCGGGGTTGCGGGTCGCCAGATACGCATGGGCGTAACCCAGCACGTGCAGCGCTTGCCCCTCGGTGGTGCCGTCACCGTTGGGCTGATACTCCATTTGCGTATGGGCAATAAAATGGCGGTTGTTAGACAGCACACCCTGATTATTCTGGACGAGGTGTTGAACTGAGCCATCGTCGGTGTCGCCGGTATTGTGCTTAAGAAAGCGGTGATGGCCTTCGATCATACTCAGCGCATTGTTCAACCCGGTTTTCTGGCCGGCCGGGAGACGACTGTTAAGCGGGGATAGAAACATCGAACCAACTCCCATCAGAAATACCCAACCAACCGTTACCGACTGACATAAACGTCAAAAGATCCTCAGTGCCTGCCTCGTAGGCCAGCACCGGTGCGCGCTTGTTCGACCAGCGAACAGTGGCCGGAAACGTGACCTTGTTCGCGCCTGTGCCTTGGCGCAAACGCACGGTGAATGACCATGTGTAACCCGGCGGCACAGTGGTGTTGAGAAAGCTCAACAGACATTGCGGCGTATCCAGTGTCACGTCGAAGAACGACACACCGTTGGTGTAGGCCACATCCAGAGCCAGCGCGGTACCGGCTGACGCGATCGTCTGCATGCGCGGCAGCAATAGGCCGCCGGTCAAGTCGGTGATCATCTTGGCCAGAGCAAGTAGCGTTGGGGACGGGCCCGAACCGGTTTGCACGGTGGCATCCGCCGGTTTGTTAACGATGTCATGGGCTGTTTGCGCGGCTGCTTCTAACAACTCGATAGCCGCCCGTTGGCGGTCAGTCATTTCGCTCATGTAACCCTCAGCAGGCCCGGTAAGGCGAAGTTGGCAAAGTAATAGAGGTCGTTGGCCGACAGCTCCAGGTCGATCACGTCGAGGTCGTCCGACCACAACTCGGGCGACGAAATAGTCACCTCGTCACCCGAAGAAATACCCGCGCCGATGTAGTAGGTGCCGCTTGGGCTATAGGTGATATTCAGGCCCACCAAGTGCCGACTAATCGGCTTGGTGTCATTGATCATCCGCTCAAGCTCAGCAATGGCCGTGTCGCTTAGGCCGCTGTCAAACAAGGCCAAGCTCATGGTGAACGTGCCCGGCGCACCCATCGGTTCCAGTTGGTGCCACTCGGTGATATCCAGAATGTCCGCGAACGGCTCGACCACCCGGCGCAGCGCGCCCAAGGTGCCCTTGCGCTTGTGAACTTCAAACGCATCCTTGACCACCTTGCGCTTGACCGTTTCCGACCATTGCGGGTCCCAACGGTCAACACTTCGTTGGATAGCCAGCCACGGCAGCATGGCAGCGGGACAGGTATCGACCGAGTGCATGTAACGCAGCACGTTGGCCAGCGACCGATCACCGCTAGAAAGCTGCGCAAGCGCCTGCTCAAGTGACGTTTGATTACTCGGCAACAGGCTGGCATCACTCATCGGTGCCACCGATTCTGACGCTAGCCTTAGTGCAGTTGGCCGCCTGATGATCCAACACGACCACATCCGCCACCGGGTAAATCAACTCAACCCGTTGAACACGGGACACATGCAGCGCGGCATGGATGGCCGAATGACGAATATCCCGACCTAATCGGCGCTGCGTGTTCACATAGCGTTCTAGCGAGGCATTTGCCTCGGCCAAGCTCAGCTCCATTTCCGGGCCGGGATAAAGGTACAACACCGCCTCAATTTGGTAGTCGATCAACTCGGCCGATTGCACCAACAGGCGATCACCCACCGGGCGTACATCTTCATCACTGAGCGCGACCCGCACTTTTTCCAACAGGTCAGCAGGCGCCCTACCATCGCCTAATCGGCTTAGGATGCTAACCACCACTGTGGCCGGGCTCGGGCTACTGGCCCGCGCATCCGCCACCCGGCCATCCGCCGACAGCGCATGAAACACGTAAGCGTCACGCGGGCCAGCAATCGACATGCCCTCAAAGGCCAGCAAGGTACGCTCGACCAAAGAATCATCCGACTCGTATTGCGCCTCGATCGGCGGAATAGCCGTTGGATCAGCCTCGACCACGGTCAGGCGCTTGACGTTGTAGTTAGCCGCCAAGTGGTCCACGTCGCTACCCCGAGCAAAGGCCAGCAACAGCGACTTGGCAACATCATTGATTCGTGCCCGCTCCAACAGCTTGTCGTAAGCGCGTTTTTCCAGCAGCTTGACCACCGGTTCAGACTCAAGCGGGGCCGACCAATTAGCGCCCATTAAGGCGCGAAAATCGGTCAGTGCTTCCTGATACAGCGCCTCAAAATCCAGCGGTTCCAGCACTATCGGTGCCGGTAAGCGGGACAGATCCAATGTACTCACACCGTAACCTCCAATAACTGGTTGTCGTCCTTGTAAGTGCCAGACAAACGAAAGGTGATTTGCCCGTTCAGCACAGAGGTCACTTGAACGCGGGTCAGTTCTAAACGCGGTTCCCAGCGTTTCAGGGCGCGTGCAGCTTCGGCCTGTACCGCACTTTTCCAGCCCTCCGACACCGGCAAGTCGACAAAGCGGCGAATCGTGCTGCCGTACTCGGGACGCATCAGCCGCGACCCCAAAGGCGTCGTCAAAATGTCTTCAATGGACTGCATCAGATGGTCCATGCCCGAAATAGGCAGCCCGGTATGGCGGTCCATTCCGATCATGGGCTACTCCATAAGACGTTCTAAATCGGGGTGTCTGTCGAGAAAGCTCAGCGCTTCGCTGTCTAGCGCCTCTACGTGATGTTTGCTGACCTGCAACTGGCGGCCGTCGCGCATCACCAGCGTGCGAGAAATAAAAGCCCGGTCGCGGTAAACGACCGGATAAACAGGCTTGTCGACCGTTACGGTTTTGCTCGTCATCGTTTCCTCTAGGCATAAAAATGCCCGCTCGCGGCGGGCTGGATAATGGTTGTGCTTAGTGCTTGTGGTTGGGCGTGTTGCCGCTGGTGTCGATGATTGCACCACCACCGTTGATATCGCCTGTTACGCGTAACGCACCATTGATTTGCACCTCTCCATAGATCGCCACATCGCCATCGAGCGCGATCGCCCCGGACGTGACGACCACGGCGTTATCCGTAACGGTGGCCGATGAACTACCCACCTTGATATCCACCAAGCCGGACGGCAGCTCAATGCTGTAGCGCTTGGCCTGCCAGTCGTAAGTCAGCGACCCGCCATCGTCGAACAACCAGCGTTCGACGTGATCACGGGTATCCGGGGCTGGCCCGGCTTCACCAAATAAACCTGGTACAAACGTGCCTTGTGACACGTCACCGCTTGGACTGAGCAAAGCCCCCTGCTCGCCCATACTGGGCACCCGCCAGTGACGCGCCTTGCCCGCCGCCTGACTGTGCCAGCGAATCCAAGCGCTAACCCACTCCCCATCCGATACCCGACACACAGGCGGTTTGGCCGTCAGATCCAGCGCGACCACGTAGCACGCTTTAACCACACCCGCGATCATGCGGTCATGCTCTGCAAGGGCATGGCTCATACTTGATCCTCATCACCCACGCTAAACACCAGCGTACCGGGCGTTTCATCCGGCCACGGCCATTCCTTTTCACCGAGGTAAATCGTCTGTGCCCACTCCACCAGCCACACGGTGTAGCCATCCAGCTCCGGGCGGGTCCAGTCTTGGGTTGAACGCCTGAACTCGGCAGGCTCAACAGCAAGCCCCCACGTCTGAGCGCGGAGCAACACGGCCAGTTGCGTCGCCAAATGAATGGCTTGCTTGTAATGCTGGTCGCGGATCACATCGACAATCACCCGCGCTTCAAAGGTGACGTTAAGCGTGCTTTCGCCGGTGCCTATATCAGTGCCTGGCTCGATCTCGGCGATGTCGAGAAACACCGCTGGCAATGGGATGTGCTGCTGGATGTCAGGCCAGAAGCAGACCATTTGGATGCCTGCCAGTGACTGCTGCAAGTGCTGCTCGATCGTTTGATATAGCAGGTCGAGGCTAAAGGGTTGATCAGACATTGCGCACTCCCTTCAAGTACTTCTGCAACTCGTGATTCATCTCTTGCTTGAGAATATGCAGCAATCGCTCGTCTGCTCGACGGCTCCAAGCCTCGAAGTGAGAGCGTACTGAATCCAACGAGATCTTGGCCTTGGCCAGTGGGAAGCGATCACTGTTCTCCCCCACAAAACCCGAGCTGGCACCGGTCTGCGATGTAACTTCGCTGTCGGGGTAATCAGCTCGATCAAAGTGCTTGCTGGCAGTACGGATCCAAATATCCGCTTGGTTGCCATACACCTTCTTGAAGAAGGCACCTTGATAGCGACGACTGCCTATCGCTACACCGGCCTTAGTTTGCCTTGGCCGACCGGCCCGTCTGGCTTCCAGCGGGTTAATGCCAAACCAGAGCTTACCGCGCGTCGCGCCGCCGGTAATCGGATAGCTGCGCAGGCGCTGTCGCACAGCACCTACCGCGATACGCTCCTGTTTACCCACTGCACGCGCAATGTGCGTGCGCAGCCAGCCTAAGGTCTTGTTGATTGCACGGCGCTGGGCGTTGGCCGCCGCTTTGGGTAACAACGCGGCAAGCTCACTGAACGCTTTCAGATCCTCAGTCGAAACCTGAACATTCAGCATGCCGCTGTTGGCCCGTACCTCGCTGAAGCTGCCGATACTCATGCGCGTTTCCTCAAGATCAGCGACACCAGGCCGTCGCCGCTGGGTTCCAGTTGCAACAAGTCGTAGTCGCCACCGCCGTCCAGTGCAGGCAGGTCGATGGTGACCAGCAAGCCTTTGCTCAGCCCGTCCGAATCCGCGACTCGCACCACAAAGTGCGGCTCGCGAATGGCGGTGTTGAGGCGACCGATCTGCGGCTGCCTCCACGGTGCCGAGAACATGCCCAGCACCGGCTCGGCGCGACCCTCGATGTGGCCGGTATCACCCAGCACGTCGAAGACCACGCTGTCGATATCGGCCACCAGATCACGGATGCCCACGATTACAGCTCCAGCAGGATCTGGGCGCGTGGGCGGGTGCAGATGTGCAACGGGTTGGACTGGGCTTCACCGGCCATGCCTTTGTTGAACGGCATCGGCTCAATCTTGCTGTAATACGGAATGCCCTGGGTGTTGACCGTTTCCATGTAGTCCGCCGGGGCGAAGGCCGAGATGTAAAGGTCGGGCACGCCTTCGGGGACCAGCAGGGCATTGTCGTCGTGGACAAAAGGCTGGCCGGAAATACGACCGCGGTAGCGCTCCCAGGTGATGCCGCCGAACTCAAAACTTTCACGAGCATCACCACGCAAGGCAGCCGCTTGAAGTGTGTTGAGGTATGTCTTTTCAACATCACCGTGAGTCACGAGTGCTTCCCAGAACGTCTTGCCACAAAAGGCTCGAGCACCACTGGTAGTCGTACTGCCCAAGGCCTCCTCTTGCATATCCAGCGCTTTGAGGCACTGAACACGCAGCTTGACACCCGCAGTATTGAAACCCATTTTCAGGCTTTGCTTTTCCACACCGAAGCGCTGATACAGATCGAGCAGCACCGTCTTGCCGTCCGCATCCAGGATCTGGCCGTTCAAAGCACCCATTCGCTGATATTCGTGGGTAACATCCAATTGGCGGCGAGCCTTGAGCAAGCGCGCATTGACCACGTCCTGCACAGCCTGCAACTCACTACGGGTGCCGAAGGCGCGAATGCCCTGAATCTCGTCGGCCTTGATGGTGAAGCGTTCCGGTAAATGCACGGTATTGAACGGGATCAAGGTGCGCTTGCTAGCACCGACTACCAGACCCGAAGTACCGCGCTCACCCGCTGGAACCAACGCAAGGGTGTCACCGTCCTTTTCGATCTGCACCGTCAGGGTGGTGATGCCCTCTTCCTGAAACAGGCCAAGGCTGCTCAAGCGGCCGGGCAGGTATTGCTGTTCGTTGATGGCGGCGGTGAGCGACGAAACAGAAAACGCTTCATCGTCAAAGATGGCGATATCGGCCATTGGGGGACTCTCCAGAAAGTAAAAACCCCGCTCGTTGGCGGGGTGCAATTAAGGGGCGGTCGGCTTAGCGCACGATCACAAAATGCTCGGCGAGGGACTTCTCGCCCTCAGGGTCAAGCCCGGTCAAATGCGCCTCGCTGACTTCAGCCAGACGTACCACGGCGCGGCCACGGCGTACGATGTCGGACTCGCCCAGCGGGCCGTACAAAATGGCCACAGCCGTCTGGCTACCGTCTTCGGCGGTGGGTACATAAGGGGCGAACTCGCCAGAGGCGGTCACCAGACCCAGGATCTGGCCGGGGTTAAGTGCGGGGCCAGCGGCCACATTGATCGCTTCGCGCGAGATGTTCCCGGCCCCTTCAGACAGCAGGAACTCACCCGCGTGCATCGGCTCTTTTTTAATGGTCATGCTTTTACCCCTGTCTGGGCGGCGCGACGGGCCGCGTAAATGGCATTGGTGTCAGGCTGCTTAGCCTGGGTTTTCGGTGCCGGGTCATCGTTGATCGGCAGGCTGTTGTCGATTTCAAAACCGCCGCCGCTAACCAGCTTGTCGAAAAGCCGGCAGCGCACGGCTTCAGCGCTCAGCCCGGACGCGACAAACTGCTGGGTAAACTCCGGCAAGCGCGCCGCCACACACAGATCGCGCACGGCCTTCGCATTAATGATTGCCGCGTTGACCGTGGCTTCGTCGGCCAGTTTGGTGTTGCTGATCAATGGTTCGATCAGATTACTGATCCCGGCGGCAGTGCAGCTTTGGGTGATCAGTACGGCCAACTTGGCCGAGTCCACGATGGGTGGCTTTTCTGGCTCTGGCGGGATCGGTTCCGGCGGATCTTCCAATTGAGCCAGCAATGCCTGCGGTGCGTGCTGGTAACGCTGCAATGCACCGCCCTGCCCCAAGCAGGCTTTGACCGAGACGCCCTCGCCTACTTCGTCGGCCAAGCCAAGGGCTACCGCTTCGCTGGCTGTGAGCCAGGTTTCAGCATTGACTAGGCGGCGTAGCTCAACCTCGTCAATATCTGGTGCCTTGGCTTTGTAGGCCGCAATGATGGCTTCCAGAGCTTGGTCCAGCGCGGTGGCCACTTTGCGCAGATCCTCAGCATCACCTGCTGCGTAAGTCCACGGGTTGTGGATCATCAGCATGGCGTTGGACGCAATCACCACCTTGTGCGCGCCACACACCGCGACACTGGCCGCGCTGGCTGCCAAGGCATCGACTCGGCCGGTGCAACGCTCGCCTAGGCGTGACAGCGCGTTGTGAATGGCCAGGCCGTCAAACAAGTCGCCGCCAATGCTGTTGAACGCAACAACGATCGGCGACACACCGTCATCAAGGGCGGCAAGGTCGCGTACAAACTGATTGGCGGTGATGCCCCAGGTACCGATCTCGCCGTAGACGTAAACCTCAATGCTACGGGCCTCGGCCTCGCCGCTGGCCTTCAGGCTGTACCAATGCTTGTTCTGCGGCGCGGATGGGTCACCGGCCTTGTTGAAAATGCGTAGCCTGTTCATGGTGTCTCCTTATCGGCGGCCGGTTCTGGCTGGTCGACGAGCGTTTTATAGTTGAGGCCCAGGTCACGGGCACGAGCCTGATCGGCAGCGTTTTCAGCGTCGACGGTTTCGGCGTCATAACCCGAACGCAGGACCATTTCGCTGCGCGAGTTAAAGCCCGCGTTGACTTCCATCATCCGCGCCTGAATGTCCTGCACTGGCTGGATATAGGCCCAGCCCTGCGGTACCCAGCGGGTGCGTAAATATTCACGGCGCCGTTGCGCGTAGTCATCCAGCTTGAGGCGTCCGGCCAACACGGCCATGTCCATCCAAGCGGCCCGAACCGGGCGGCATAGCTGGTGAACGTACACGCCGAATTGCAGTTGCTCTAAGCGACGGCGGAACTCGTTCAGCACCACCCGCAGCGCCCGGTCGTTCACCTCGCGCATATCGCCGGTGAGGATCTCGTACGGCGTGCCAGTTCCGGCTGCAGCGGCCATCAATTGTTGCCGCATAAAGTCCGGGTAGTTGTTACCCGCGTCCGGTGGTTTGGAAAACTCCACCTCTTCACCCGGCCCCAGCTCCTGCATGGTGCCGGGTTCCAGCGCGACCATCGGCGTGAAGCCGTCGCGGTCTTCCTCAAAGGGCTGACCTGTTACCGGGTCGAGGGCAAGCTGCCTGCCCTCTGGCGGTGGCCGGGAGATAAACCCGGCAAACAGGTTGGCCACCTCTTGGCGAAACAGCACCGCGTCGTCGTAGTTGTCCAAGCTGCGCAGTCGCTTAAGCACCGGTGCTAAACGCGGCACCCCGCGCAACTGGCCGGGCTCGACCGGTTCAAAGATATGCAGCACCTGCTCGGCCGGTATACGCACCAACTGGTTATAACCCGCGTTCAGCGACGAAGCATCGCGTGGGTGAACCCGGTACATGTGATACGCCACACGCTGGTGAGCCGGGTTGAACTCGATCCCGGCGCGAATACTGTTGCCGTTTTTAGCCGGCTCGAATTTGTCGTGCGGGACAAACTCAGGGGCCAAGACTTGAAGCTGCAACGGCACGGCCAGATCCTCGTCTTGGCTCCGCGGTCGAAGACGAACAAAACATTCACCGGCTGTTTCGACGGTGCGCGCAATTAACGCCTGCTGGCCGTAGAAGTCGGTCAGGCCATCGGCGTCCGACTCATCGACCCAATCCTCCCACAGATCTTGCTGGACTTTGCGCAGGGCATCGTCCTCGATCTTGGGCCGTGGAGTGATACCGGTGCCAATCAAGTTGCTGACGCGTTTGTCGATGACGTTGAACGCGTAAGGGTCATTGCGCACCGCCGCCCGTGAACGTGAGCGCAAATTGCGTAAAGCCGGGGTGTTGATGCTGTTAATGCCGGTATCAGGCGCGTCCCAACTGGCCGAACGTCTGCCCTCGCCTGCCCCTTCATAACTGGCTTTGATCCGCTCCGGCAGCAAGAAGCCGTTGCGGGTCAGGGTTGGATAGTGGCGTGCCATTAGAGTCCCTTGCCCCCGTGGTAAAGCCTTACCACTTTGGAGCGCGGCCCAGCAGAGGCGACCAGCGACGTGCGGATCTGGTCGCGGGCCTTGAGCAACTCATCCACAGTGCGGTACTCCACGGTGCGATCGGCATAGCGCACGGTTTTTTCGCCACGAGCAATGGCCGCCTCAACCGCTTCGAGGTGCTTTTGGGTAAAGGACATAGGGCGAATGCTCTTTTATTAAATGAACTCTGTGAGATATAAACGTCAGAGGAAATTCTGGGTACGTGAATGAATTTCTTGACGTAGGCTGCCACCAGCAAGTACATGCGTGAGTGCTTCGGCCAATTCATCTGCGGGTATGCCTGGTAATCGAGTTCGCCAATAAATCCGCGCTCTGACCCAATCCATTTTCCCAGTTAATTGATCTGCCACCATTCGCCGAAGTTCTTGTTGTAATTCTGTAGCTGCTTTAATTTTCTGCACTTTCAGTGCTTGTTCATCGGAGTTATCTGACATGGCTGTCTCCAACATCGAGATTTTTAATGATCTCACCGGCAGAATTTTGGCCGAGCTTTATCTGAATTTTCCAATGCCTAGCTACCTTGGAGCAGGAGCCTTTGTTGAGTCGGCAATGCAGATGAGCGAGCAGCATGGAATGGAAGTACCGACCAAAGACGCTGAGTTTTTTATTGCAACATCTGAATGGTTAATCAGAGCTGGGTACATTCATGGTGATGTTTCTCGTTACACCTATGTTTCTGAAGCCGTACTTACAGCAAAGGGTTTAGAGGTTCTCAACGCCATTCCTCAAAGCCTTACTTCCGGGCCGTCCTTGGGCGAGCAATTAGCAGATGCTGCTAAGGGTGGAGGTAAGGAAACCCTAAAAGCGCTAGTTACCGAGGTGCTGGGTATTGGTGCAAGACTCATAAGCCCTATTATGGGAATCCCATAAAATTACCGCCTTTTAAGATAGCCGCTGGTTGAGCTGCGGCGTTGTATAGGTCGTGCAACCGGCTGCGGTGATACGACGGGGGTTGGTGCTGGATCAGGTTCTGGCCTCTGCGTTGCCGGTGTTGCTTGAGTTGCTTGAGTTGCAACTGGCAGCGCAAGACGTTCAGCCTGAACGGGCTTCTCATCAAATAGCCCGGCCTGCGCCAACGCTTGGCGAACGCGCGCCCAGTCGTGTTCTTTGTAGCGGTTCAGCCCCAAGTAATGCGCCATCGCCAAGTTGTACACCATCAGGTCAAGCGCTTCGTTTCGCTCGGCTTTGCCCTTAACCCACTCGATACGCTTGAAGCCTTTGACGTAGCGCGCCACCTTGCGCTCAGCCACGCACTGGTCAAAGAAGTCGTCCGGCAGGTCATTAGCGAAGTGCAGCGCTCCCGGCCCGTCCTCAACCGGATAGCGGTTGTAGATCCAGTCTTTGGCGGTGTCGGTCCCGACAAACCACAGCTCGGCACCGTTGCGTTCGGTCTGGCCTTTCCAAGTCACATCGACCATTGACGGGCGTTGCGCAATCACCGGCTTACCCGGCTTGCTCGCACCCTTGATGGCGAAGATGTTGCGCCACCGGCGGATACGACAGAACTGATAAACCTCGTCTGTATGGTGACCGCCAGAGTCGACCGCGGTGGCCAGAATGCCGAGCCCGACGCCACAAGGATGCGGGTAACGCACCTTGAGCTTTTCATCGAGTACGGCCCACGTACGCGCGTCCGCCGGATCGCCCCAGATCACCTGATAGTCGATGATCCAACGCTCCATGCCGACGCCCCAGCCCATCACCATCAGCTCTCTGGCCCTTGTGGTGTTCCTCAATCAGCACATCGCAATCCAACCCGGATGCAGCGCATTTGTAATGCACCACGTTAAAGTCGGCCGAGTAGAGCAAGTTCTCCCATTCCAGCGTCTGCATGTGGCCGCAATGCGGGCATGGCACGTAGTAATAACGCTGATCGCTGGCCTCAAACAAATCAGCGATCCGCGACGCGCCTTTGATCGTCGGTGAGCTGGAGAAGTAAAACTTGGCGTTGCGTCCGAACGTACTGCCACGGGTTTCAGCCAGCTCGATTGGGTCGCCTTCTTCGCCCACGTCCA